CCTACCGCCTGCCAGCCGCCTCGCCAGCCGCCTCGCCAGCCGCCTCGCCAGCCGCCAGCCGCCGCCAGCTGCCAGCCGCCTCCTACCGCCTGCCAGCCGCCTCGCCAGCCGCCTCGCCAGCCGCCAGCCGCCAGCCGCCTCGCCAGCCGCCTCGCCAGCCGCCGCCGCCGCTCGTGTGCAGCTGCCAGCCGCCGCCGCCAGGACGAGAAACAATACCGCCGCCGCCGCTCATATCCTGCTAAAATCAAACCGCTCAAACTATGGCCAAAAAAACTAAACCGACAGACGACAATCCGGCCGCTATTCTCGGGCGCCTCGGTGGGCTCGCGAACACGGCGAAACAAAAACGCGCGCGGAAACAGAACGCCAAGAAAGCCGGACGACCGCGCCGTGTGTGTACGCACTGCGGCGAACCTGTGGTGGGTGGGCACGCCGATCGCGCGCTCGATGCCAGCTGCGGCGCGCACGGCTGGCGGTGGCAGACCCGCCGCGAGCAATTCAAAAAAGGGCAGGAGTAGCATGAGGGGGCTGGCCTGATGCAAGACTCGATCATCGCGTGGACGAACAACACCGCGAATTTCTGGATGGGCTGCGAGAAAATCTCGCCGGGCTGCGCGCACTGTTACGCCGAGGTCCTAACGATCAATCGGATGCAGCTGCACGTGTGGGGCCCGCCAGGGGAGAGCAAACGCCAGCCGGTCGCTGGCGTGTACGCCAACATTCGAAAGTGGAACCGCGCCGCCGCCGCCTCGCGCATCCGGCAACGGGTGTTCGTGATGTCGCTCGGCGATTTCTTCGAAGACCATCCGGACGCGAACGCGGTGCGGCCGCAGGCCTGGGCCGCGATGCGTGAAGCCGAATGGCTGGACTTCCAGATCCTGACGAAGCGGCCGGAGAACATTCCGGCGATGCTGCCGGTCGGCTGGCCGTGGCCGCATGTGTGGCTCGGGGTCAGCATCGAGAACGACCGCCACAGTCACCGCGCGCAGCTGCTCACGCAGGTGCCGGCGGCGGTGCATTTCGTCTCGGCGGAACCGCTGCTCGGTCCGCTGCCATCGCTAGACCTGAAGCATATCGAGTGGCTGATCGTCGGCGGCGAATCCGGTCCCGGGTTCCGGCCGATGGAAGTTGCGTGGGCGCGCGAGCTCCAGGTCCGCTGCCGAAAAGCGAAGACCGCGTTTTTCTTCAAGCAGTCGGCCGCACCGCGCACGGAGATGGGCATCGAACTGGACGGCAAGATCCAACGCGCGTTTCCGAAGACCTCGTTTGAGCCAGCGAGGTTGCTGTGACCAAGAGAGATCCGGAGTTTCAGGACATCGCCAACCGCCTGGTGCGCGTGGCCGACCACCTGACGAGCGCGAAGCGGCTGCTATTCGAGGCGATGGAAGAACTGGTGGCGATCAAGTCGGCGGTCGCCAAGATCGAAGACCAGCAACAATCGAAGCCGAACTGACCCATGCGCGGCCGCAAACCGAAGACCTCGTCGCAACGACAGCTGGCCGGGAATCCTGGGCATCGGCCGGTGAACGACGAGGAACCGCAGATCACCACATCGGCCGACGCCTATCGCGCGGTCCCGCCTGAACTGACGCACCCGGCCGCAATCGCGGAGTGGCGGCGCCTGGTCCCGCTGCTCACGGCCGCGCGGCAAGTGAGCGATGCCGATCACAGTGCGTTGATGGCGCTGTGCATCGAGTGGGGCCGCTACCTCGAGGCGCTGTCGAAAGTGACCACGCTGGTGGTGTTGACGCCGAGCGGATACCCGATGCCTAATCCGTATCTCAGTGTGGCGACGAAGGCGCTCGTGGCCTGCACGAAGCTGTGGCCGGAACTCGGGTTGACGCCATCCAGCCGCACACGCGTCCGCGTGATCGATGCGCCAGCGGCGGACCCGTTCGCAGAATTCGACCCGCCGCCGATTCGCTACAACTGACGGAGGTTCGTGCATCCGATCGACGCGTACGCCGACGCGGTGGTGTCGGGCGCGATCCCGGCCGGCAAGTATCATCGGCTCTCGTGTGCGCGCCACCAGCGGGACCGCGCGCGCGAGAACACGCCAGAGTTTCCGTATCGGTTCGACATCGCGAAGGCGGAGCGGTTCCTGCGCTTCGGGGAGCAGCTGCGGCACTACAAGGGCGAATGGGCCGGGCAGTACATTCGCTGGCAGCCGCACCAGGTGTTCCGCCTCGGCTCGGTCTTCGGATGGGTGCACGTCGAGACAGGCCTGCGCCGATTCCGAAACGCGTACAACGAACTCCCACGCAAGCAAGGCAAGTCGCTGGAAGCGGCGGTGGTCGCGATCTACGTGACGTTCTTCGATGACCCGCCAGAGCCAGGCGCCGAAGGTTACTGCGCGGCGACGAAGCGCGACCAGGCGAAGATCGTCTTCAACGATGCGAAGCGGCTCGTCGAGCGCAGCGGTCTGCACACCCGGTTGGTCCCGCTGCAAGCGAACCTGTCCCGCGCGAGCACGGCGTCGAAGCTGGAACCGCTCGGGGCCGACGTGGATTCGACCGATGGGCTGAACCCGCACTTCGTGAACATGGACGAACTGCACGCCTACCGCACGCGCGGCATGATCGACGTGCTCGAAACCGCGACGGGTGCGCGGCGACAACCGCTCGTCTTCAAGATCACCACAGCGGGCAGCGACCTCGTCTCACCGTGCGGTGATGAGCATCGGTACGCCTGCGAGCTGCTCGAAGGCACGCTGACCGACGAGACGTACTTCGCGTTCATCGCGCACGCGGACCCCGAGGACGATTGGACCGCCGAGGCCACAGCGCGGAAAGCGAATCCGAATTACGGCGTGTCGGTGAATCCGGACGACCTGTTGTCGAAGCGGATCAAGGCCATCGGGATGCACAGTGCGGCCGCGACGTACAAGCAGAAGCATTTGAATCTGTGGGTGAGCGCGTTCGATCCCTGGCTCTCGATTGACGGGTGGCAACTCGGGCAGAGCGGCCTCTGGACGTTGGAGGACCTGCGCGGCGAGGCCTGCGTCGTGGGCATCGACCTGGCGTCGAAGCAGGACCTGGCTGCGCTCGTGGCGCTCTTTCCGCCGACGGAGACGCGGCGGCGGTGGGCGGTGTGCCGGTGGGTGTTCACGCCAGCCGACACACTCGCGAAGCGAGCCGAGCGCGACCGTGCGCCGTATCAGACGTGGGTCGAGATGGGCGTGCTCATCGCCACGCCGGGACACATCGTCAACCACCAGGTGTTCCGCGAGACGCTGGCCGACTTGAGTGAGGTGGTCACGATTCGCGCGGTCGGGTTCGATCCGTGGCACGCCGAGCAGCTCCAGGTGCAGCTGGTCACCGAAGACGGGTACGCGGAAGAACAGGCGCTCGACGTGCCGCAGACATTCGCCGGAATGTCGAGCGGCTGCAAGGCGATGGAAGCTGAAGTATCGGCCGGCGCGGTGGACGCTGGCGGCTGTCCGTTGATGCTGTGGTGCGCGGGGAACGCGGTCGTGCAGCGGGACAACAAGGACAACATCTACCCGGTGAAACGTAAGAGCCGCGGCCGCATCGACCCGATTGTGGCGCTGGCGATTGCGTGGAATTTACAACTGCGACTGAACGCACCGCAGGTCGCCGACGATCCGGACCTCGTGTTCGCCTAGTCGTCCCGATCGTCGTCCAGCCAGTTAGTGATGGCCTGGCGTACGACGGCCGGCATCGAGGTGCGCTCGCGTTGGGCCCGGTCGTAGACGCGTTTGAAATCCGAATCGCCGACCGTGACGCAGATCGGGGTGGAGCGTTCGCCAGCAGACACGGCAGGCCGACCACGAGCGGCCCGCGTGCGGTCGTCGGCTGGCATGGGGTGAGTCCGGTTCTATCACATCCTGAGCCGATTTCCATATTGAAAATTGCCTTCGGCGAATCCTGACCCGCACACTGCGGAGGCGTGTGGCTGTCCCGGCTGATGTGGTGGCGACCGCCGTGTCTGCTCAAGGTCGTGATTGTCAACCTGCAAGATGACCCGAGCACGGCGCTGCGTGGGGTGCTCTGGGACGCGCGCGGACCGTGGTTGACCCTGCGGAATACCTCGCTGCTGAAACCGAACGTGCCGCCGGTCAGCCTCGACGGGGAAGCGGTCATTCATCGGAGCAACGTGTCGTTCCTGCAAGTGGTGCCGTAGGCGATGCCCATCGTTCAAAGTTTCGGGGCGCTGCAAACCACGACGACGACGCCGTCGTACTGGCCGACCGCTGGCGGCGTCTCCCTCTACGGTGAGAGTCAAGCCTACGCGACGATCTACGCGACACAGCCGAACGTGCGGACGTGCGTGGACTTTCTCGCGCGGAACATCGCGCAGCTCGGGCTCCATGTATTTCGGCGCGTGTCCGACACCGACCGGGTGCGGCTGGCCGATCACGATGTCGCGCAGTGGTTAACGAAACCGAATCCCTCGACCACGCGGTACCGGCTGATCGAAAGTCTGATCGCTGACCTCGGCGTGTACTTCAACGCGTACTGGCTGAAGCTGCGGATGGCTGGCGGTCGCGTCGGCCTGGTGCGGCTCCCGCCCGAAGAGATGGCCGTCGAAGGCGGGCTTCTGCCGTCGCGGTTCACGTGGACGATGAACGGCGCGATCCGGTACCTCGCGATCGAGGATGTCGTGTACTTCAACGGCTACAACGCACTGAACCCGCTGATGGGCCTGTCGCCGCTCGAAACCCTGCGGCGGATTCTCGCGGAGGAGGCCTCCGCTGCCGCGAACCGCGAAAGCTATTGGAAGAACGCCGGCCGGATGGACGGCGTGATCGAACAGTCGAAGGACGCGCAGAACTGGGACGACATCCAGAAAGCGAAGTTCCGCGCGCAGTGGCAGGAATTTTCTGCCGGTGGGTCGAAGGCGGGGATGACGGCGGTGCTGCCGAAAGGCATGACCTACAAGCCGGTGTCGTTCTCACCGCGCGATTCCGAATACCTCGCCAGCCGCAAGCTGTCGCGCGAAGAGTGCGCGGCTGCGTACCACATTCCGTTGCCGATGGTGGGGATTCTCGACCACGCGACATTCTCGAACGTCAAGGAACAGCACAAGCAGCTGTACCAGGATTCGCTCGGGCCGTGGCTCGAAATGGTGCAAGAGGAATTGGAAGCGCAGCTGCTCCCTGAGAGCCGCGACACGGAGAACGTCTACTTGGAGTTCAACATCCAAGACAAGCTGAAGGGCAGTTTCGAAGAGCAGGCGGCGGCGTTGCACGCGTTGGTCGGCCGGCCGATCATGACCGCGAACGAAGGCCGCGCGCGGTTGAACCTGCCTGCGCTGGACGATCCCTCCGCGAACCAGTTGGCCGCGCAGCAAGGTGGACCCGCCGCGGCGCCGCCGCCGTACCTGCCTGACGCGACTGACGCGACTGACGCGACAGTCCTTGAACCGGACACGACGCTCGGCGGTTCGGTGCAGCAAATTCTCCACGCGACGCGGGCTCGACAGTTCGGACGGCTCGCGAAGGTGCCGGTGGCGGATCGTCCGGCGACCTTCGATCACCGCGCGCGCAGCCGCTGGAATCTCGAGCTGGCGAACGACCTGGCCGCAGCGGGGCTGGCGGCTGAGGATGCGCGGCGGCTGGCGCTCCAGGCGAATGGCGAGACGTACTTTCAACTCGAACGCGAGGCCCTCCAATGAAGAACCCGTACGCACACGTGCTCAGTTTCGCGCTGGAACATCCGTGGGCGGTCACGCGCTCGATGGGCGAGCAGATCGCACAGATCATCGCGCGCCACGTCGCAGGCGAGGACACCGACGCTGGTGCGCTGGCCGCGATCGTGCCTCGGAAGAACCTGGCACCCGCCAGCGGTGGCGCGGTCGCCGTGATTCCGGTCTACGGCGTGATTGCGCCACGCATGAATTTACTTAGCGAGATGTCGGGCGGGACCACGTTCGACGCGCTGACGGCGCAGCTCCACGAGGCGCTGGCCAATCCGCAGGTCGGCACGATTGTGTTCGACGTGGACTCTCCGGGCGGCAACGTCGCCGGGGCGACGGAGTTCGCGCGCGAGGTGCTGAAGGCCCGCACGCAAAAACCGATCATCGCGCAGGCCCATCACCTGATGGCGTCGGCGGCGTATTGGGCGATGTCCGGCGCGACCGAAATCGTGGCGACCCCGTCGTCGATGGTGGGCTCGGTGGGCGTGTACACGATGCACGACGACATCTCGGAGGCGCTCGCGAAGTTGGGCGTGAAACGGACGGTGATCGGCGCGGGCAAGTTCAAGACCGAAGGCCTCGACGGGCCACTCTCGGACGCCGCGCTCGCGCACGTCAACAAAGTGATCAAGAGCGCGTACGACCGCTTTATCGCGGATGTGGCGCTCGGGCGCGGCGTCAAGCCGGCGGCGGTCGAGAACGGCTACGGGGAAGGCCGCGCGATCACGGCCGAGGATGCGCTGGCGCTCGGCATGGTCGATAGCATCGGCACGCTGAGCGACACGATCGCGCGGGCGACCGCCTCGCGGACTCACAGCGTCGGACTCGCCACAGACCAGGAGCCGCGACTAGCGGCCACGTCTCAGGAGCGACAGGCCGACGTGCACTGGCAGAACACCATCGACGGTGAGCTGCTCCAACTCGACCTGTAGAGGATGTTATGAAAATTGCCCAACTCGAATCCGACTTGAAAGCGAAGCAAGCCGAAGCGACCGCGCTGATGGACGCGACCCGCCGCGCGTGCGAAGAGAAGCCGGCGACCGCGACCGCAGCGGCGGTGCCCGAGCGCGTGATGACTGCCGAGGAACGCGGCGCGATCCAAGCCAAGCTGAACGAGGCGAAGGCGCTGAAGGACCGCATCACGTCGCTCAGCGGCGATGCCGCGCTGTCGGAGGAGATCGCGCGGTTGACCGACGGCATGGCGGCGCCGACCTCGCAGGCGCGGCCGAGCCGCACGCTCGGCCAGCAGTTCATCGCGGACCCGGGGTACCGCGAATGGATCAAGGCCGGCCTGCATCGTCGGCAGGGGCAGCTGTCGCCGTCGTTCGAAACACCGCACTGGGTACCGCCAGGGATGCAGGCGACGACGCTCACGACGCAGCCGGGATCGGGCGGCGCGTTGGTGGTGCCCGACTTTGCGCCGGGGCTGGTGCCGCTCCCGACGCGGCGACTCGTGGTGGCCGACTTGATCGCACCCGGCACGACCGATTCGAACGTCGTCTCGTACATGAAGGAAACCACGTTCACGAACGCGGCGGCGGCGGTCCTCGAAGGCGATCCGAAACCGGAATCGACGCTCGTGTTCGCCGGGGCGACCGCACCCGTGCGGAAGATCGCGCACTGGATTCCGGTCACCGAAGAAATGCTGGAGGACTTCGCGCAGACCGCCTCGATCATCGACGCGCGGTTGCGGCTCGGCCTCGCGTTGACCGAGGAAGACGAACTCCTGAACGGCAGCGGCGTCGCTCCGCATCTGCTCGGCCTGATGAAGTTGCCCGGGCTGACGCCCGCGCACCTGCGGACCACCGAGTCGAACGCGGACGCGATCTTTATGCAGATGACCACCATCGCGACGACGGTGTTCCTGATGCCCGACGGGATCGTGATCAACCCGATCAACTGGCAAACGATCCAGTTGACGAAGAACGCGCAGGGCAACTACATGGGCACCGGGCCCTGGTCGGCGGCGCAGGCCCCGACGCTGTGGGGCGTGCAGGTTGCCGTGACCCCGACGATCGTGGCGAACAGCGCGCTCGTGGGCGCGTATGGCACGGCCGCGCAAATCTTCCGCAAGGGCGGGGTGCGCGTCGAGTCGAGCAATTCGCACGCGTCGTTCTTCGTCAACAACCTGGTTGCGATCCGAGCCGAGGAACGGCTGGCGCTCGCGGCCTATCGTGAGGCGGCGTTCGGGCAAGTGACCGGACTGAACTAAACAGGCAGGCACGGCCGTGGTGTCGGGCGCACCCGCTCGGCACCACGGCCACGCAGGAGACACGCACATGAGCGAAGCGAAATACAACCCGGTGACGAACTCCTACGAAACCGGGCCGGGATCGTCGTCCGATGTGGCATACAGCGCGGACGGAGCGATCAGCCACGCGGCCGGCGTGCACGCGCTGACGAAGCCGACCGGGGCGCTGGCCATGACGCTCTCGAATCCGCTAGACAGTGAAGAGAACACGCGGATGGTGATCATTTCTCGGACGGCGTTCGCGCACGCCGTGACGGTGGCCAGCGGGTATGTGATCCACTTCGCCGTCGTCGGCGACTGCATCGACTTGATCGCCTCGAACCTGCGATGGGTGCCGGTCAGTGCGCCACACGGCGCGACGATCACGTAGATGTTCCGCCAGGACCCAGGACCGTGCCCGATTTGCGGAGCCGCGCACAGCGCGTGCACCGCGAACGCCGGGCCGGTGTCGCAGCCGATTGTCCCGTCGCATGGGCCAGCGACGACGGTGAGCGCACCGAATCCGGCGCCGCCGCCGCCGGCGCTCGTCGCGGATCACGTGCAGGCGACCTTACCGCCTGACCAGTTCACGAGCGGCACGTATCGACGCAAGCGAAAGACGCCATGATGATTCCGCCTCGGTCGGTGCTCGTGACGCCCACAACGGCCGTGGTGTCGTCGTCGGTGGGCAATCCGACGGTGCTGACCACGGAGGCTCCGCACTACCTCGTGAGCGGTGACACGGCGCGGCTGACCGGGCACGTGGGTGCGACACCCGCGCTCGATGGCGACTACCTCGTGACCGTGCTCGGGCCGACCTCATTCTCGATTCCGAAAGATGTGACGGTCGCGGGCAGCGGCGGCACCGCGACGCGCACGGCCGCGCGCCTGGTGCTGACGTTGGACGAAGGCAAGCTGCGCGCGGGTTTGGAGTGGGAGGCCGGCGATCCTCGAGATGCCTTGATGCTCGGGTTCATCGCGGCCGCGCAGAACCAGGTCGAACAGCGTACCGGGCTCGCGCTGCTCACGCAGGTGCGGGACGTGTACTTGTTCGGACCCGGACAACGACCGCCGCAGACGACGCCGATTCAAGCGGTCCTGTCGTCGCCGGTCCCGACGCCGAGCGATTGGCCGACTGAGCCGTTTCCGTTTCAGCCGTGGTCCGTGCGTGTGGTCGCGGGCTGGCCAGCGGTCGAGCAGATCCCGCCGCTGTTGGTGCACGCGGTCGGCTTGTTGACCGCCCATTACGCCACAGCGGGCCGCGACCTCGTGAGCATCACGTCGAGCACGGTGAGCGAAATGCCGCAGGGCTTCGAGGATGCGATCGAAACGTTCGGGCTGGTGACGCTGATATGAGTCTGATTGGGACCAGGGGCCCGGCGCTGCGGCCGCACCGCGTGACGCTCCAGAATCCCGGCGAGCCCGTCCCCGATGGCGCGGGCGGCTTCACCGAGGCATGGACCGACCTGGCGCCGCCGCTGTGGTGGTGCTCGATGAAACCCGCGGCGGCGTTGGATATGGAACGCGTCGTCGGTGGCGTGGCCGTCTCGACAACCGCCACACACATTGTGCAGGGGCCGTACCACCCGGGGATCACGCCGGCCACGCGGCTGCTCCTGGGCGCGCGGGTGCTCCAGGTGCAGAGCGTACAAAACGACGACGGGCGGAACACCGACCTAACGTTGGTGTGCAGCGAGGTGCGGTGATGGGCGCGCACAACGAACTGACGATCGCAGGCATCACCGAGCTGCGAGAGGCCTTGCGCCGCCTGCCAGCCGACTTGTCGAAAGAGGCTGGCGCGATTGTCTTCGCGGCCGCGAGCGCCGCCTATCAGGAGATGGACTCGCAGTATGCCGCGCACGAGGTCACCGGCAATCTGCGCCGAGGCCTGCAACTCACCACGACGGACGAGTACCTCCGCTACGGCTCGGTGGCCGTGCTGAAGAATCACGCGCCCCATGCGTGGTGGGCTGAGAACGGCACGCAAATGCGGCGGACTAGCAAGGGCGTGTCTCGGGGCGCGATGGCGCCGTTGCACATTTTTATTCCGACCGCGCAACGACATCGGCGCCGCATGGTGCAGACCTTGATCGGCCTGGTCGAGCGGGCGGGATTCATCGTCTCGGCCACAGAAACGGAGCTCGCGGCGTGATCGTCGCGAATAGCCCTGCGGTGGATGCCGCGCTCGAAACGTACCTCGCGGCCGACGCCGAGTTGATGGCGCTCCTGCCGGATGGGGTCTGGTGGCGCGTGGCACCGGCCGACAAGAAGCGGTTTCTGCTGCTGTCGCTGGCCGATCACGCCGACGCGTACGTGATGCCGTATGGCGTGGCCTGGGAACGTTTTGTCTATCTCGTCAAGGCCGTGACGGAAGGCAAGAGCGGTCTGGTGGCGGCGCAGGCGGAAGCCAGGATTCATCTGTTGTTGCAGGACCAGACACTCACCGCTCCCGGCTATCACCCGTCGATGGTGATACAGCGAACCGAACGGCTGCCGCCGGGCCCTGAAGTCGATGAAGTCACCGACGCGCGCTGGCACCATCGCGGTGGGCAGTACGAACTCTTAATCACACCGTCACCATAGGAGAAGTCAGATGCCGACACCCGCTCAACCGTTGAACCCGCCAGCCATCCACGGCAAGGGCGGCGTGCTCTATGTCTCGGAAACCCGCAACGGCGTGACCAAGCCGGTGTGTCTCATCACCGAATACACGCTGGACCGCACCAGCGACAAGGTGGAGACGACCGCGCTCGGCGACAAAAACAAGACCTACGTGAAAGGCCTCGACGACGTGAAGGGCACCTTCACCGGGAGTTGGGATTCGACCGACGACACGCTGTTCAGCGCGGCCGAGTCGCCCGACGGCGTGCAGATCGAAATCTACCCGAACCTCGATTCACCGGCGTGCTTCAAAGGACCGGCGTGGCTCGATGTCTCGCTGAAAAGCGGCGTGAGCGCGGCCGTGTCGATCGACGGCAACTTCAGCGCGAACGGCTCGTGGACGCGCACGCCGTGGGGCGGCGTGGCGGCGACCGGCGCGACCGCTGGCACGCCAGGTGCGTTCACTCCGGCCGGCGCCGTCGCGCCTGCGAACCTTGCCGCGCTGAGCGGCGTGACCGCGTCGCCGGCGACGGCGTGGACGACGGGACAGTCGGTGGTGCTCGGCGATGCGAGCAGCGCGCACTGGACCGGCAGCGCGTGGGCGAGCGGCGTCGCGCTGTAGAGCCGCGTCGATGCCGTCGTCGCTCCGGATGCAAGGCGAGCAGGCGGTGGTGGAATGGGGCTACCACACCGCCGCCGATCTCGGCGCCTGGCAGGTGCAGGACGGGTTCCTGCGTGCGGTGGTGCGGTCCTGTGACGCGTTCCGCATCACGCAGGCACCGCTCTGGTTCACCGTGGACAACGGCGCCAGCGGGCGTCCCCCGTTTCAGCGGCAGTTACTCGACGCGCAGCTGCAAGGCACCACGCTGGTGGGGCGCCTCGGCGCGCGCAAACCATAAAGGAGACAGCAGGTATGCCATCACGCGCGCGCGCACCGGAAGAGGTCCGCATCCCTCTCCCGACCGACGACGATTGGATTCTGGTGAAGAAGTATCTGACCTGGGGTGAGAAGCGCGATGCCGAAGTGCGCCTGTTCAAATCGGGTGTGAAGCCCGGCACGCTCGATGTGGACCCGAAGCAGATCGGCGCCACGCTCGTGGTCGCCTACCTGCTCGACTGGTCGATGCTCGATGCGGCCGGGAATCCGATTGTGGTGCGGCGCAAGGGCGAGGTGGAGATTCTCGCGGCGCTCTCGGCGCTCGATGACTACAAAGGCCGGGAGGTCATTGACGCGGTGGAGAAGCACGAGGCGGCGATGAGCGCCGCGATCGAGGCGGAAAAAAAAGACCCGGGTGGCGCGACAGCGTCGTCACCGATCTCCGCCTCTGTCGGTTGATGCACTGGTCCTACGACGATCTGCTTGACCTGCCTGCCGAGGTCTACGCTGTGCTCGTTGACGAAGTGAAGCGCGAAGCGGCTGGCAACCAGGCGGCGGCGCCCGCACTGCCGGACCCTGTGATATGGCCCTAACCGGAAAGTTCATCGCCGATTTCTCGTCCTTTCAGGAGGCCGTCGCGAAGGCGGAAGTGTCCCTGAAATCGCTCGGGGATGGCGCGAGCAAAGTCGGGCCACAGCTGAACCGGATGGTGGACAACTTCAGCGGGCGGAAGTTGATCCAAGACGCGGAAGTGATGGTGCGCGCCATCGAAGAGGTGGGCGGCGTCTCGAAGCTCACCGCGAGCGAACTCGAATCCGTCAGCGGGAAAGCGCAGCAAGCCGCCGAGAAAATGCGCGCGATGGGCGTGGACGTGCCGAAGGGCCTGCAAGACGTGGCCGACGCAGGCAAGAACACCACGAGCTCGATGGAAAGCATGACCACGTCCGTCCTCAAGATGGCGGCGGGCTGGTTGACCGCGCAGGCGGCGCTCGCCGTCGCCTCGAAAGCCTGGAGCCTGGTGACCGGGTTCATCGAAGCGTCGGTGGTCGCCGCGATTGAGGGCGAGAACGCGCAGTCGAAACTCACCGCCGCGATGCGCGCGCAGGACACCGCGATGCCGTCGGTGATCGCGCTCTATCAGGAGTACTCCGCACAACTCCAAGCGACCACGATTTACTCGGCCGCAGCCGGACAAGCGGCGATGGCGCTGCTCGTGCAAATCGGCAACGTGATGCCGCGCGATATGAAGAAGGCGCTCGATGCGACTTCCGATCTCGCGGCGGGGCTCGGCATCGACCTCGTGGATGCGGCGACGATGGTTGCGAAGGCCGCGACTGGCAACGTCACGGCGCTCAACAAAGTCGGCGTGGCCACGAAAGACACCGAAGGGAAGACCAAAGACTTCGCCGGCGTCCTCGACGCGATCAACGATAAATTCGGCGGGCAGGCGTCGGCCGCCGCCAACACGTACGCGGGGCGCGTCGCGCAGTTGGGGAACGCGTGGGGCGACGTGCAGGAGTCGGTCGGCCGCGCGATTACCACCAACGGGACGCTGCTCGAAGCGGTCAACAGCATCACCGGAAGCCTGCGTGACAACACCGGAGAACTGAAAGAAAACCAAGCGGTCACGAACTTCGTGTCCGATGCGGTCGTGCTGGCCGTGCGCGCGTTCGCGCTGCTGTCGAACGCGGTCGGCTATATCGCCCAGGTCACCGCTCCGGTGATCGTCGTCCTCGAATACCTCACCAAAGGGCTGAACTACACGATGGTCGCCGTCGTGAAGTTTGTCGAGCTGACGGCCGCGATGGGCGACACCGGCATGAAGAAAGCGTTGCCGCAAGTCCTGAAGCTGCAACAGGGACTGCTCAGTCTCGAAACAGGATTCGGGAAAGCGGCGAAGGGCACCGTCGATTTCGCGCTCGGCGCGTACACCCTGGCGGAGAAAGCGAACGGGCTCGCGGACGAACTCGAGAAGACCCGCGGCAAGACGGTCGATGTGACCCGCGCGAGCGCCGAAGTGCCGGGCGTGATGAACCGCAGCACGAAGGCGCTGGTCGATAACACGGAAGCGCACAAGGCCCTGGTCGCCGCGCAGCAGAAGTACGCGGACTCGCTCCGCGACATCACCGACAACTTGTCCGGTGGGAAGGCCATCGACAAAGCGAACCTCTGGTTGCAGGCGCTGAGCCAAACGATTCCGATCTACCAGATGTCGGCCGACAAGCAGGCCGAAGTGAACAAGGTCATGGGCGAGGCGATTGCCGCCTATAGCTCGCTCGGCGAAGTGGCGCCCCAGGCGATGCGCGACCTCTGGGCGGCCACCGTCCCGGCGATCGCCGCGACGACTTCGCTCGACACGGTGATGAAGACGGTGGGCGCGACGACGCTGCCACTCTTCGCCCGACAAACCGTCTCGGCGATCGGGGTGTTGCGCGATGGCGGCACCGGCCTCGACGTGGCGCGCGCGCAGACCATCGACTTCAACAAAGCGATTCAGGACCTCGGCGGCGCCTTCGTGCAGATGGCGCAGGTGAGCGGATCGTCCTGGGGCGGCGTGGCGCAGGACATCGGCGTGGTGCTCAACGCGATGGGCGCAGCGCAGCAGGGTGCCGCCACGTTCAAGGCCGGGCTCTCGAATCTGGGCAAGACCGGCGGCATGACCGCCGGGAACATGGCATCGACAGCAGCCGGTGCGGTCGCCGTCGCGGGGTCGTTCGTCGCGGCGACGAAGGGCGCGAGCAAGCTGAACGCGACGCTCAACGGCGCGGCGATTGGGTTCTCCGTCGCGGGTCCGTGGGGCGCAGCGGTCGGCGCCGCCGCTGGATTCATCATCAGTCTGTTCGGTCCCTCGGAGGTCGAGAAGGCGCGCAAGGCACGCGCCCAGTGGGTCGATTCTGCCGGCGGCATTACCGCGATCGCGGAAGAGGCGCGGAAGGCGGGCGTGAGCCTCGACGCGCTGCTCGATGCCAAGAAAGTCAAAGACGTTGAGAAGGCGGTCAACGACCTCCAGGCGGCGTTCGCCTTCCAACAGCAGGCGATGGCGGACCTCGATGAAGTCACGCAGCGGTACGGGTTCACGCTGGAAGAACTCGGCCCCACGTTGCAGAAGCAGGAACTCGACAAGCAGGCGCAGCAGCTGTTCCACGATTGGGAAGTCCTCAACGCGGCCGGGATCGACACGGTCGCGATTTCCAACCGCATGTCGGAATCGATCAACGCCTACGTGCAGAACGCGCTCGCGATGGGCAGCGAGGTGCCCGAGGCCATGCGCCCGATGTTGCAGCACATGGTCGAAATGGGTTTGTTGACCGACAAGAACGGCGAGAAGATCACGGACCTCGAAGGCTCTGGCATCTCGTTCGCGATGTCGATGTCGGACGGCTTCAAGGCGCTGATCACCTCGGTCGAAAAGTTGAGCAAGGTCATCGCGTCCAGCCTCGGCGTGGCCATCGACGACACCACCGACAAGATCAACAAGATTCCGAAGAGCGTCGATGTCGCGGTGAAATACACCGAGTCGCAGACCCCAACGAGTCCCTTCAACCGCAAACCGATCGAAGGCTATCAGCACGGCACCGACGGGTTCCGCGACTTTGGCGCAGGCACGCCGGTCATGCTGCATGGGTGGGAGGCGGTGGTGCCTCGGGCGCAGGCCTCTGAGCCTGGGGCGGTGCCGGGGCTCCTGAGTGCGGCGAGCAGCGGCGGCGGCGCCAGTGCGTCGGCCGGGCTCGGCGGCGGCGGGGAGCAGGCCGTCGTGATCAACATCGACGCGCGCGGCGCCCTGTTCAATGACCCCGGTTCCGACCAGCGACTCGCCGATCGTATCGAGCAGGCGCTGAACGCCAAGCACGGACTGACGCACCGGAGGCGCGCAGCCTAGTGGCCCTCAGCGGCAACCAGCCGGCGTTGATGCAGGCGCGCGCAGGCGTGGCGCGGTCGGGCGCGACCCGCAGTAATTACTACCGTGGCGATGCCATCATCACGATCGAGGACGGCGGCGTGGCGACGGACATCTCCAAGTACATCGTGCACAACGGGTGGCAACTGAGCCTGAACCTCAACGACGACATCGACACCGCAACCATCTCTCTGTTACCGTCGCTGCCGTTCGTGCCGAAGACGCGCAGCCAGGTGCGGATCGCGTTCGGGGCGGCGAGCAACGTGGAGTTCGCCGGGCTCGTGATGGTGGTGCAGCGCGAGCGCCGCGCCGGCATCGACCCGCGCTCGCCCTTCTATGCGCGCTTCTGGTATGAGCTGACCTGTGTCGATTGGACCGCGCTGCTCGACGCGCATCTCGTGGTGGCCGAGTATCCGACGCAATCGGCGACGACGACCATTCTCGACATCATCGCGCGATTCACCCGCGCCAACATTTCGACCGCTGGCGTGCCGGCCGGGCTCGAGTCGGTGCCCGGCATGGCGGTGGTGAACGAGCGCCCGTCAACCATCCTGCGTCGCATCACGAACAAAATCGGCGGCGGGTTTTACCTCGATGCGAACCGGGTGCTGCGCGCCTGGTCGGCGACCGTGCCGAGTCCGATGCAGGAAGCGCCGCCCGTTCCGCTCACGGACCACCTCTCGACGCTGAAGTCGTTCCGCTCGACCGAGGATGCGAGCCAACAGCGGACGCGGGTGTGGGTCGAAGGGCAGCGCACGACCGCACTGCTCGGCATCCCTGATGCCGCAGGCATGGCCGGCATTGAAGGCGGCGGGCAGATTTGGTCGATGCCGCTCGCGGCGGGCGGCATCTTTCCACGGACGGCGTATGGCGAGAACACCTACGGCGACGATGTCTGGGCGCGCGTCGGTGCGCTCCTGAGTGATAACGGGCAAGCGCAAGATCCCGCGATCGAGCCGTCGGACAATCTGCCTGGCACCACGCTGACGGCCGATGTCGCCGCAGGCGCGACGAATATCTACGTGGTATCGACGGCGATGTTTCCGCCGAAGGGCTACGCGCAAGCGGGCGGTCAAGTGGTCTGGGCTGAGGTGCTGAGTCCCACGCAGCTGGTCTTTCTCCCGGCGCCGCTCTATGGGTGCTTGCAGGCGCCGCTGTCCGCTGGCACCCAGGTGGTCGCGATCCCCTGGATTGAAAACGGCGCGAGAGATCGCACGCCGGCGGTGGGCGCGGGCGTGGCGTTCGCTGCGGCAGACATGCGCGCGCAACCGCAGGGCGCCCCGGTGGTGCTGGTCGTCAAGCATCAGGATGACGCCGCCGCCGCCGAGACGGCCGCTCGCGATGGCGGCGATGGCTACTATGAACACATCGTGCAGGACGGCCGCTACAGCATCGAGGGATGCCGTGCGCGCGCCGATGCGGAGCTCGCGGACTTCTCGCGGCCGACCCTGACGTATGAATGGGACACCGAAGATCTGAACGCCGAGCCTGGCCGGATGCAGCACATTGCGTTCACCGAAGGCACGCCGCTCACCGACGACGTACGCATCACGAATGTCACGGTGACGCCGATCGCGACAAACCACCCGCCTCGCCGACACTGCACCGCGACCAGAGTGCAGCCAGCCGGCGTGGTGGATACCTGGGTCGATGAGGTGGACTGATGCCGATTACCCGCACGGCCTGGGTCGATGATGATGGCACTGGCACGACCGGCACCATCATCAACAACGCCGAGAAGCAGGCGCTCTACAACCAGATCGACGCGAGCGCCGCGTTTGTCAATCAGCAGAACAGCTTCGCGGCAGATCAATCCATTACCAAGTCTGGTCCCGCGCTCGTGTTTGCCGATACCTCGGCTCCGGCGAATGCCCGTAATTTCGTCGTCGCGAATGCGGGGCAGCGCTTCTATGTGCAAGCGGTCAGCGATGCCTATGCGGTCCAGGCGACACCGCTGCAACTGTATCGCGATGGTGGCATGTCGGTCGGTACCAACATTTACGAGCAGGGGCGCACCACGCCGCTCGGACACTGGATCGCCGTCCCCTTTAACGCGGGCCAATTCAACGGCTATTCCGCGACGTGGACGGTCGCGCCGGAGAACGTCTACGTCAATCGGTACACCATCGTCGGCAGGATGGTGACGTGGACATTGTCGCTGTACAACACCGGGCTGAGTGGTCCAACGTCCCAGCTGTATCTCGGCCCGCCCATAAACGCGGCAAATAGCTACACGTCTGCGCCTGGCGTCCTGAGCGATGGCGCGGGGGCGTTTCCGTGCATGGTACGGACGGCGTCGTCGTCGGCCTTCCCCATTTTCCGCTTGACCGGCAGCGCGTTTACTGGACCGACCTTTCTGCACGTAGACTTCACGATTACCTATGAGATGGCCTAGAAGGAGCAACCGTGGCAGACACAACAACGAAGCAGATGGCGCTTACGCGCGACACGCTGCCGGGCGGATTCATGGAGCGTGTACAGGCGACGTTGGCGTCGGTCGCCGGCTCGGTGCTCAGCGAGGCGAGCGCGACGCCGTTTCACTCAGCGCGCGCCTACTACGCGCAGACGGTGATTCACAATCCGCCGCAGGCCGCGCAGCAGGCCGGGCCGCAAGTGGTGATGGGCGTGAACGTGATCAACGCGACGACGTACGACGAGGCGACGAAGGCCTCGACGTGCACGATTGCTGACATCGACCTCGAGTCGCAGGTGCGGTCGCTCTGGAACGCGCTCGGCGGCATTGATACGGCGGCATGACGCGCTGGCTCGCGGTGATCGTCGAGAGCAACCGCATCATCGACGGCCAGGCGCTCGACCTCGCCGAGCAGCTGACCCGCCTCACCGACAGCGGGTGGGAGGTGCGCTACCTGCTCCCGAACGGCGTGAATCGCTGGACGGTGGTGTGCGCGCAGCAGACCGACATCGTGCGGCCTTAGTGCTTCGCCGTCGGCCGTCGGCGTGGCCGATTCCAGTACGGCGACTTGCACTTCGGGCAGGCGGGCGGCGCGGTGTGAGGCACGAGCGGAATCCATTCGTGCCCGCAGCGGTCGCACCGCCACCCAGGTTTGCTGACGGTGATTTTCGCCACGTGAACAGCCTGACGAAATTGTCGCCGACGAGCGGTCTGTGGAATATATCCCGTGAGAAGGATACCGTAAAGAAGTAAGGCGGCGGGTCGGGATACTGCAACGAATTGCAACAGCAGAGGTGCAATAACTTGCAGCGGTACCACGACTTGCAGGGTATTTTTCGAAAGCGATCTTTTTTACAACCTTTGGTGTAGCGATTGGATTTTACTTTCCCTTCGCGGCGTTTGGTGGGCAGACGCTTCGTTCACGGAGTCGGCGACTATGACTAGACGGTCGGCGGCGGCGGCAGTAGACCACCTCCCACTCGGGACCACGAACCCAACCACGCGACTAAAAATCGCCATCATCAAGAGCGGAATTTCCCAGGGCACCATCGCGGCGCGTCTGCGGATCTCACCGTTCCGCCTCTCGCGCATCGTGCGCGGCCGACAAGCGCCGACGCTCGATGAACAACTCGGCCTCGCGGAACTCCTGAAGGAGCCGCACGAGGTCCTCTTCAAAACACTGACGCTCTAGGCCGGTCGCGAAAGGCAGCGACCCATGAGACGCGCGTTCATCGATTGGTTGGTGCGCTGGCGTGTGCGGCAGCAGACGCGCGCGGCCGTGCGCGAGCATCGCCGGCGCGCGCAGCTCGCGGCCTGTTGCGGACAGATGTCGAGCCGATGGCTGCAAACGAATCACTACCAGAGCGGCCAACGTCGCGAGCACTGACCATGCGTGAAGTCGTGACGCCCAGACCGTCGGCCGTGGTGACGTGCGAGTGGTGCCGCTGGACCGCGCAGCACACCGCCGACACCGTGCTCGAAATCGCGGCGTTCCTGCGCCAGCTCCTACTGACGCATTGTCGCCAGGTGCACCCAGACAAACTGTTCGGACCCGAGGTGCTGGAACCATGAAGCGACGACGGTTGCATCATCGGATGATGCTATCGCGCCAGCTGCTGAAGCACGCGCCTGGACGACGACCGACGCTCGTGTGCGACGCGCTCGTGCATCGCTGGCGAGTCCCGGTGCAGGTCGGTGATCGCTGTGTGTGTGGCAACCGCACCGCCGATGTCGTGGTGGCGCGCGTGCTCTCAGAAGAGGAGCCCTGATGTCTGACCCGGAAATCGTCACCGATGAGAACGACCAAGCCGAGGCGCTGGCGCTGCGACATCCCGGCGTACCCGTCACGCTCGGCGAGCTGGCCGCGCGCAAGGGTGAAGCGATTGAGATCATCGAAGCGCGGATTCAGGTACTGGAGACGCTGCGCCGGGCCTCGATTCGCGCGACGAGTCCAGCCGATTGGTTGCTGTTCAAGAGTCCCGAGGAGCAAGGCGGGCAGGTTGTCGGCTACTTGCAGGACTGCGGCGCCGACCGCGTGCGCGACCTCTACGGGATCGAAATCTTCGGCGTCTCGAAACCTGAGAAGGTGGTCGGCAACGACCCGCGAATCTTTCACTACCTGATTACCGGCTCGGGGCGCTGCAAGCTGACCCGCCAGGTGCTCGAAGAGGTGGAGGGCGGGCGGTCCTCGACGGATGATTTCTGTAAAGCGAAAGAAGGGCTCGACCTGGAGCTCGCCGTCCGCAAGGCCGCGCGCGCGAACCTCGACGGCAACATCACGCGCGAACTGGCCGGGATGAAGTCGGTCCCGATCGCGGACCTCGAGAAAGCCTGGGAGGGCACCTCGAAGCGGGTGGACGAGTGCCGACGCGGCCGCGGCTTCGGCACGCGCGATGAACGGCTCGGCGCGCGCACCGAGAAAGCGCCCGACGTGGACCCACCGATCTGTCCGCACTGCCAGTCGAAGTGTACGTATCGACCAGCGAAGGGGACACGTGGCGCGTTCTACGGGTGCCCGAAGTGGGACACGCACAAGGACAAAAAATTCACGGTGGACGCGGACAAGTGGCTCGCGCCGACGGCACCGAGCCCGACGACGACGGCACCGCCGACCGCCAGTGAGGTGTTTGGCAAATGACCGATGGGGCTGCGGCCGCGATTGCGGAGCGCGTCGGCGAATCGTGGGCGCGGTTTCTCACGGCCAGCAGTCGGCCGGCCACACCACACCCGTACGTGTACGCCTCGGCCTGGCGGGTCTGCGAGCGGCGGATGGTGTACGAACTGACGCTGCCCGACCGCGTGCCGCCGTGGTCGCCTGAGATGCTGGCGAAATTCCGCCGAGGTGATGACCGCGAACGCGATCTGCTCGTGGACCTCACCCGCATCGGCCGCGCGTCCGACCCGCCGTTCGCGATTGTCGGCCAGCAGGAACGGTTCGAATTGCGGGACCACAAGAGCCGCGTGGCCATCGTCGGCAAGGTGGACGCGCGGCTCGTGATCGACGGCACCCGCGCACCGCTGGAAGTGAAAGCCTGGTCGCCGATGATGGTGGACCGCATCGAGACGTTCGAGGACCTCTTCGAGAATCCGTGGACGCGCTCGGGCGGCTATCAACTCCTGTCGTACCTCTACGGTGCGGGGGAGCCGTTCGGATTTATGCTGCTCGATCGCTCAGGCCTGCCGAAGCTACTGCCGGTCGAACTCACCGCGAACCTTGATCGCATGGAAGAGTTTCTCTCGCGCGCGGAACGCGTGCTCGATCACGTGGAGGCCGAGACGCTGCCCGACTACCTCGCCGACGACGTAGCCGAGTGTCGGCGCTGCTCGTGGTACGGCCACACGTGCAACCCGCCGCTGAGCGCCAGCGCGGCGACGGTGCTGACCGACCCAGACCTCGAAGCCGCGCTCGACCGGCGCGAGGCCTTGAAAGCGGCCGGGACGGAGTACACCGCGCTCGACAAGCAGATCAAGGATCGGCTGCGCGGCGTGGAGTGCGGCATCGCCGGGAAGTTTCAGATCCTCGGCTCGTGGGGCAAGCAGTCGCGGGTGGAGCTGCCTGCCGACCTCAAGAAACAGTACACCGTGACCGACCCGAAGGGCCGCTTCACGCTCGAAATTACTCAGCTGACCTAGCGATGAAGGATGGCCGGTGGCCAGTGACAAGTTGTTAGCGGAATGGTTCTGGGCAGATCGGTGGGAGGGCTCGCGTGCGTTTCTGCTCCCGATGGAGGCGCGGGGAATGTATCGAGAGATGCTGACGCAGGCCTGGCGGCGGGGCGCGCAGCTGCCGAACAATCACGAAGCGATCCGCCGCGCGATTGGCGCCACGGTACCGGAGTGGCGGCGCTCGTGGCCGCTCGTCAAACAGTTCTGGCGGGTGCAGAAAAACACGCTCGTGAACGACACACAACTCGAGGTGTATGCCGAAGCCGTGAGCCGCCAGCGCGCGGCCTCGGAGCGCGGATTGAAAGGGGCGCGCGGGAGGTGGAACGGTGCACAAGCACATGCTTGAGCATCTGCTTGAGCATCGCTCAAGGAATGGCCTCCGTCTCCGTCTCTTGTACGTACAAGCTGGTTGTACCGATTGTGATCGTTAGTACCGATCTTCGTACTTGTAACTATTAGAACCTCGCGCAGACGCGAGCACCCATGACTGACGACAAAAACAACCAGGCTCGACAGCTCGCGAAGCTGGTGCGTGAACTCGTCAAGACCGAGCGGTATGAATACCTCGCGGACCTCACATACGACCTGCGTGACCGATGTCGCCGGCTGAAGCTGCCGTGCGACGACGACGCCATCACGCACGCCTATCGGCTGGTCAATTCAAATCTGCCGCTGACCAAAGTCGCTGCGCGGGACCGACGGAGAACACCGCCGGTGGATACGGCCGTGCCGTCGGTGCCCGCGCACGACGCGCGCGCGCTGCTCGACCGGATCTACGCCGGCGTCTCGGAGTATCGCGGTGTCGCATGAGGACCTGGACGCGGGCGGCGCTCGGGCATGTGTGCGGCCGCTGCGGACTCCCGCTGAGTGATGGTGCGCCGATGCTGGTGATCACACTGCGGACGACGACGTTGCGGCGGTGCGCGAGCTGCGAGGGCCCGGCGCCGCCAGCCTTACCCGATCACGTGCGCGTCTTCGACCCAGGTCCGCCGCTGCGTCCGCTCCGCGGCCTGTTACCGCTCGTGTTCAGCCGACGCGAGCCGGGGCAGGAAGGGTGAAGCGAGGCACGCCGATGCGGGACCGCTGTGAAGCATCAGGACTGCGGGTGCGCGTGAACGCGGACGGTCGCGGCACCTGCCCGCTCTGTGAAGACGACTGGCACGTGCTCACGAAGGATGGACGCCTCGCACCGCACACGCGGCGGCGGAATCGCGAGTGGACGCCCGAGCAAGTGTCGGCCAGGCTGGAACGATTTCTAGGCGTAATGGACCCGCGCGAGAACGGCAACAACGGCAGGGAGCACCCATGATGATGACCACGATCCGACACGCGATGCTCGTCACCCTCGTCGCGCTCGTGGCGGCCGGGTGCGGCGATACGAATATCTATCCGGACAATCCAACGGCACCGACACCGACGCCGCTGCCGACGGCGCCGACGCGCCACACGGTCCAATTCCGTGTGACCGGCAACGCGGTGTCGGCGGTGATTCGAATCGAAAACCCGCTCGATGGCGCCTCGCAAGTGGTGACCGCGTTGCCCTACACCGTCGATGTGCCGTCGGCGCTGACGGTGATGTTTCTGTCGCTCGACGTGACGCCCACGGCATTTCCGTTCGGCGCGACGGCACCGTTTCTCTCGGCGCAAATTCTCATCGACGGCATGGTGTTCCGCGAAGCCGTGTCCACGAGTACGACGCTCAACACGATCTCGGTGAGCGGCACATGGCGGGCCAACTAATGCTGCTCGTGGGGCGGACTGCCTGGGAACGGTTGGCTGTCTTGGCCGACCGAGTCCGTCCCCACGACGGCACCGCAGACAAGTGAGCAGCGATGACGTTGTCGTTCACGGTGTATGGGGTCGCGCAGCCGAAGGGCAACATGCGCGCGATTCATCTCAAGGGCATGAAGTTTCCGATTGTGACGGACTCGAATCGCAGTGCGAAGTCCTGGTCGCAGCTCGTGGCCGAAGGTGCGAGCCGCGCGCTCGGCGATCTACCCGAGGCTGAGCGCCTCGTGTTGGTCGGGGCCGTGCGCCTCAGCGTCGCGTTCTATCTCCCACGGCCGAAGAAATATCAACGACGCGGCGTCCCGGCCGCGCATCTCAAAGCACCCGACATCGACAAGTTACTGCGCGGGGTGCTCGACGCGCTGACCTCGGTCGCGTGGCAGGACGATTCGCAGGTGGTCGAACTCGTGGCGGCGAAATTCTATGCGGAGACGGACGAGCCGCCGCACGTGAACATCCGGATCGCCTCGACCGCCGGGACGCGCGCGTTCGTGGTGCCAGCTGCACCCGCATCCCTGTTCGATGGCTATCCAGGCATCGACGCCATGAGCGGCGACGAGAGTCGCGCATGAGCCTGAAGTGCCGGTTCTGCGGCGAGTACATCGAAGACGCGGACCTGTTTCACCAGCTGCGGTGCGATGGGCAACAGGGCAAGGTGGAAGCCGCCGCCGCCGCCGAGGTCCCGCTGCTGATGGCCGGGCTCGACCCGGCCACCTACGCGACATCGGAAGCCGCCGCCGTGAGCGTGGTGGAATCGAAAGCCGCGCAGCGACAGCTGGTGCAGAGCGCGATTGATCGGTGGGCGCGTCACGGTCGCACCGACGACGAACTGCAACACGAATTGCAGCTGGATGGCAGCTCCGAGCGGCCGCGCCGATGGGAACTTTGGAAGTTGGGCGAGATTGTGATTCGCCGCGATCACACCGGGGCAGCCGTGAAACGGCAGACCAGTACCGGACGCCGCGCGGTGGTGTGGATTACCACCAGGTGGGCCGACGTGAACGAAAGGACCGACCGATGCGCCTCTTCGATGACGACCGCGTAGGCTGCTACCTCGATGACATCGGGCACCGCGTCGAGAAAACGAAAGACGGGACCGAAATCAAAGTGGTGGACCTGACGTTGCGCGTTCAACCGCTGACGCCGGCGCTCGCGTCGTCGCTCGATCCGGATGTCCACGCGCTGCTGTTCAACCTGTCCGATGGTCAACCGAAACCGAAAATCAAAGCGGTGGAGTTTGCCCTATCGCCAGGCCTCCAATCGCTCGCGGTGTATCTGTTGCCCGAGAGCAGCGAGCCGCAGATCCTGTTCTCGGAAGTCGCGATCGATCGGCCGCGCGCGCGCACCGAGAAAGGCGTGGACGGCTATGGGTTCGTCTTCTACGCCAGCTTCGGGCCGGTCGGCGCGGACGACCTCGAATACATCTGTAACTGGTACACCCAACAGCGGTTCATTACGTTTCACCCGCAACAGTTGTCCCTGCTCGATACGAAGGCGCCAGCGGTGGAGGTGCACGCATGACCTCGCGGCCGCGCCGCTTCGCGCAGGACACGAAGGTGCCGGTGGTGCAGACCCGGGCGGAAATCGAACGGCTGCTCGGACGCCACAAGGCCGCGCAATTCGGCACGGCGGTGGACCACGACATCCTGCAAGCACGTGTGCAGTTCCGATTGCACGACCGCATCGTGCGGTTCGTGGTCAACCTGCCCGACCCGAAAATATTCAAACGCGCCGAGCGCCTCGACCAACAGGAACGGCAGAAGTGGCGGGCGCTGCTCCTGGTGATCAAGGCGAAGCTCGAAGCGGTGGAGAACCAGATCGCCAGCTTCGAGGAAGAGTTTCTCGGCTACATCGTGATGCCGAACGATATGACGATGGCGGAGTTGGCGAAGCCGCTGATCGGTGCCGCGTACAAGACCGGCAGACTGCCGGCGCAACTCCAGCTGAGCGACGGGAAATGAAGGACCACACGATCGCCATGTACCTGACCGCCACCGCGCGCGACAGCGCCGTGGTGCTCGATGGCCAGGACATCAGCAACCAGCTGCGCGGCGTCGGGATTATCTCGACGGTGGACGGCGGCACGACGGTGACACTCTATCCAGCGCGCGGGCATCGCGTGAACCTGATCACGACGTTGCCCGAGGCGCAGATTGTGGTCGAACGAGAATGAACGAACCCGCGCAGCTGCTAATTCACTACCTGCGAACGGTCTGGGTCAAGGCTGGACTCACGTGGGACGCGGACAACGACGCCGAAATCCGTGGGCTGGTCGAGGACCTGGACGGGCCGAAGGTGCGCGCGGAGCTCCGTGAGCTGCTGGTCGAAGCGCGCGAACTGCGGCGAGGCCTCCGCTTGCTACTGGACCGAGAGGACGACGGTGTGTGAGCCCCTGAAATACCAGCCAGGCGAGCATCTCGAAGCTCGCCCGACTGTGGTGGCCACTGTGATCGGCGATCTACTTCGGGGTCGCGGTCGGCGGCAGCGTGTTGTCCGGCACCAAGATGAGGCCGACGCAGGCGAGCCACTTCACGATGAAGCGCGCGCCCGGCTCGATGGGTTTCGTGGTCGGCGGCGGCGGCGTCGTCCCGGCGATGGGCGGCGTCGGTTCGAGGGTCGGATCGTACGGGAAGACGGGCAGCGTGATCGGCAGGCCAGGCGCAATCGGGAACCCGCCTGATGGATGGCCGGGTGCGACGGGGAACCCGCCTGACGGATAGCCGGGTGCGACTGGGAACCCGCCCGATGGATACATCGGCGGCGTCGGCAGTGCGTTCGACGGACCGAGGGGAGAGTCGTCGTTCCACGACATCATCACAAGTTTCGAGGGCATGAGGAAATCCTTTCAGGTGAACGGTTGGAGCGGGAACGGATCTTACTCCATGAAAGCGAGGACACGATGACATCGGCCAAGCTCGTCCTGATGGTGCTCGCGTTTCTCTGCGAATTGTTGGCGGTCTTCAACGTGCCCAAAGATGAGCGCGTGAACATGGTCGCGGCGGGCCTCGCCTGCTGGTTCGCTTCGATCCTGTTTCCGTACTGAAACCAATGATTCGCAAAGGCGACCGCTATCGCGACGGTGTCGGCATCGAACGGTGCGCGACCTGCCATACGGCCACGCGCGCGGCCGACGACGAACCTGTGATCTCGATTCGAGTGCGCGACGTGGAAGAACTCGTCTGCTTGCTCGAACAGTACGTGGACTGTCCCGACGTGTGGGCCGACACGATCACCCGGCTCGAGCAGGCCTGTGGGCGCACCGTGGCGCAAATCTGCGAGGCGGAACACGCGCGGCGGAACACACGGAAGAGGAACCGTGGGTAGACGGACGCCGCGCGCGTGCCAGTGCTGGATGCTGCTCACCGAGTGGCAGTGTCGCCAGCTGCGGCGTGGCCTGGTGCCGCTGCGCGTGCGCGCGGCCGCTGCGCGCCTCGCCAGGAATCCGCTCACGGCAGGCGGTCAGCGGTCAGGCCGATCACAGCCGGTGGTGAGCAGGGAGGAACGGGCATGAGTGACGCACTGCCGACGGACCCATTCGACAAGCTGTTGTCGCGCCTGGTCGGACTGCCGAACGGCGCCCATACGCAGCCGAGCGTGGTGCAGGCAACCGACTTCTACGGGAACGTCACCTCGTTCATGGTGCAGACCGTGAAGACCGAAGAGGGGCCGACCGCGTTCGTGACGCAGGTGAATGCGGTGGGCTCGGCGCGGTTCATTCTCCCGCCTGCCGTGCTGAAGCTGATCACCCGCCAGCAAGACGCGACGACGACGCAGATCCGGCGACGGCATGGGCGGCGCCTCGCGGAGAACCGAGCGGCCGCGCGGAAGGCGGCGAAGCGATGACCTTGAAGCCTGGCGACAAGGTGTGGTACCGCCTGAGTCGCGGTGGAGAATTCCAGCGCGACATCGAGGCCCAGGTCCTCCGCGAGCCGACACCGGAAGGGCGCCTCGTCGTGCTCATCAAACCCATCGACGGTGTGGGCATGGCCAGCCGCTCGGTGCTCGTGACGAACGTGAGGCCTCGATGAACGCAGAACCGCAGATCGCAACGGCGGAATGGTTGACGGTGAAAGAGGCCGCGGCTCGGGCGAAATGCTCGACGCGGTTGATCTACGAGAACATCCAGCGCGGCCGGCTGCGCGCGTCTCGGCTCGGCACGCGGAACGACATCCGGATTCTCGACAGCTGGCTCATGGCCTGGATGGTCAGCTTGAGCATACCGACCGTGGTGAATCCCGACGCGCCCGAGCTCGTGGGCGACCCGCAACCGCTGACCTTCGCGCGGCGCGGCCGCAAACCTGGGGCAAAATAAATGTCGAGACATTTCTAGAAGTTCCATATACGCTTCTATACATGAAAAACAAAGCACCGATTCGCAGGCGGGACACACAAAAGGCGATGGGCATCACGATGGACACGGACCTGAAGGCGCAGCTGGACGCCATCAAGGAACGCGAGGGCATCCCGATCAATCGGCAAATCGAACTGGCGCTCGCGCTCTGGCTCCAGACCCGGCCGGACTCGCTGGCCTCGATTGAAAAGAAACTCAAGACGGCTGGCTTCGTGCGCGCGGCTGCCGAAGTCGCGCTTCAGGGTGCACGCCGATGACCTCACTCGTCACGAAGCGATGCGCGTGCGCGGAGGTCAAGTGGCCGAAGTGCAGCCATCCGTGGTACTTGAAACAGATTCGGTGGGGTGGCACACCCTACGCGCCGAACCTGACCCGCCATGTGGCCGTGGTGCTCGCGCGGCCGGAACCGCTCGAAACGAAGGCCGACGCCGAGAACATCGCGCTCGATGTGGTCAAGGCGATTCGCCTGGGCACGTATGCACGAGCGAAAGCCCATCGACCGCCGCCGCCGCCGAAGACCACGCAGCCAGGTCAAACGCTCGATGTGGTCGCGGAGGCCTTCGCGCGCATCTGTATCGACAAGGATGCCGAGAAAGCCGACAACTCGAAAGCGAATGACCGCGCGCACCTGAAGCGGTTGTGCCGCACCGAGGTGGACGGCGATCGCCTCGGCGCCCGCGTCATGGCCGACATCACGCTCGAAGACCTCATCGAATTTCGCGCGGAGCAGGAGGAACTGTCCGCGAGCACGTGGAACAAGATCCGCACCGTGCTCGGGCAGCTGTGGTCCTGGGCCCGGTGGCACGACCACATCGAGCGCGACATTCTCACCGACTCGCCGCCGGCGATGCTGAAGAAGGTCGGCCGCAGCCAATCGACGCAGCGGCGTGAACGGTTCCTCGGCTCGCTGTGGGATGACATTCTCGAAGCCGCGACGGAGCTCCGGATGGACGGCGCCCGCTTCGTCGGCCTGCTCACGGCGTTGATGGAAACCGGCGCGCGCGTCGGCGAACTGCTCGCGCTTCAGTGGAAGGATGTGCACTTCGACACGAAGACGATCCACATCCGCGGCGTGGAGGTCGGCGCGGGCAAGACCGGCGAGCGCAAGATCGACATCTCCGACGTGCTCGACCCGCTGCTGCTCGCGCGCCAGCTGGACCCGGCCGGGAAGAAGTTCAAGCTGACCGCCTACGTCTTCGGCGATGCCTACGGCGACCGCCTCAAGAGCGTGAAGAAAGCCTGGGCGACGACGCTCCTGCGCGCCTGCCGCATCGAGCCGGTGTGGACCGAGAAGGGCGACTACGACGCGGCGACCCGGGCGCAGCTGCGGGACATCAACAAACACATCCACGACATCCGCCACGAGGCGGCGTGTCGCTGGCTCGAAAGTGGGCAGTGGAACCTCGACCAGATCCGCCTCCGGCTCGGGCACACCACCATCGCGCAGACCGCCACGTACCTGCACGTCGAGGCCGGGAGCGCGCGCACCGCACAGCAGGCGTACGACGCCAAGCGGAAGGCCGATGCGGAAGCCGCCGCCGCCGCCGCTGCTACACTCCGCCAGGCAGTCGGTGGCAAATCCGTCGAGAACGCACACAAACTGCACACAAACAGCAAAACCAAATTCAGGCCACGGTTGATCAAAAGCGACAACTCCTAATCATGCAACCATTTGCGCCCGTAGCTCAGCGGATAGAGCACCCGCCTCCTAAGCAGCTGCCGGGATTCCACGCGCGACGATGGATGTATACAACTCCGCATTTACTTAGCTATTTCTGCATTTCTCTTCCGGTCGTTCCATTCTCGCAACCGCCCATCACGTCGAGTACGCATACAAACTGCACACAAACCAAACCGCCAGCGGCACCCGCTCACCAGGCGGGTGCTCTATACGTTCCACGTGGAACCTGCATTTTGAAAATGCAATTTGGAAACCGGCGACGTGGCTGAGCCGCTCGACGGACGGCAGCAATACCTGGCGGACCTCGCGCGCATCGCGAAGTCAATCATGGAACTGGCCGAGGCACACGCCAGCGATCCAGAAGCGCGGCTCGTATGGCTGGTTGGCTTCGCCGCTGACCAGGTGATCGAGAAGGAGATGCTCGGCTCGTCACTGGAAGAAACGGAAGCCGACCTCCGGTCCGCTCGCAACGATTTGTTCATCGCGTGCCGCGAACGTGACGAGGCCCGCGCGCAGCTACAAACGATTGGGCGTAAAGCGTTTTGGGCAGCCAAAGAACAACAGGCCACGAATCGGTGACCGATGCAGTACTGCACACAGCCAGGCTGTTCTGTAATCGTGGAGCGCGGCCGCTGCGAACGACATCGGCCGAAGGAACGCGACCGACCGAACGTGGACGTGCGTCGCCTCTATCGAACGCCGCGCTGGTTCGCGCTGCGCGCGCTCGTGCTCTTGATGCAGCCGACCTGCCCGGGCATCGACGGCCGGTGCGGTGCTCGGACCTCCGAGGTGGACCACATCCAGCCGCACCGCGGCGACCTGATTCTATTTTGGAGACGTGAGAACTTGCAGGCGCTGTGCGTGCGTTGTCACGGTCGGAAGACCGGCCGTGGTGCGTGAGCCGCGCGAAACATCCGCACGTGGGGAGGCCTCCCCGTATTCAAAAGGCGCCGTAAATTGATCAAATGAAACCACTCGGGCCCTTCGCGTGGAGGCGCGCGAAATTGGAAGGGGGGGTTAGATTTTGGTGTCGAAGACCATAGCGATCGGGAAATTGAAAGCGGACCCGGAGAACCGCCGCCGCCACACCACACGCAACAAGGCACTGCTCAAGCAGTCGCTGGAAAACCTGGGAGCCGCGCGCTCGATTGTGATCGATGAGCACGATGTCGTGCTCGCGGGCAACGGCGTGGTGGAGCAAGCCTCGGCCGCAGGCATCACTAAAGTGCAGGTGGTCGAGTCAGATGGGCAGACACTCGTGGCTGTGCGCCGGCGGAACCTGTCCGACGACGAGAAACGCCAGCTGGCGATGTACGACAACCGCACCGCTGAACTAGCCGCGTGGAATCCCGAGCAGCTGGCGACCGACAAGGCCGCTGGTCTGGAGCTCGCGCCGTTCTTCACCGACAAGGAACTCGGTGCAATTCTCTCAGCCGAGTCGCTGGTGGAGCGCCGACCGCTCGAGGTGCCGCGACCCGCCGACATCGCATGGGTGCTCGTCGCGATTCCGCTGAAGGAATGGCCGAAGCACCAGGCGGCGGTGGAGGCCATGCAGACCGATGCACTCTTCACCGGGATCACGATTCGCGGGAAGGACGAGAAGTAACCATGACGCTGGCGATGACTCTGCTCGTCCTGTTCGCGGTGATGCTCCTGCTCGTGAGGCGACGGTGAACAAACGACCGCCGAAGCCGAAGGTGGACAACCGATCGCTCAAGGCGAAGGTGGAGCTGCGGCTGTGGCTGCTCGATGCGATGGGCATCACCGATGTGCGGGTGCTCGACGCGTGCGCGGGCGCTGGCCACATCTGGGGCGCGATGCGCGAGCACGTGAAGATCGCGACCTGGGTCCGCTCCGACACCGCACCGCGCCAAGTCGGGACGCTGCGACTCTCGGCACTGCAAGCGGTCCAGGCGCTCGACCTCGGCGGCTTCAACGTGATCGACATCGACCCGTACGGCGAGCCGTGGGACGCGTACCTCGCGGCCCTGCCACAGCTGCGCGATCCGGTCGCCGTGTTCCTGACGCGCGGCCGCGTGCAGTTCTGCGTGACGAGCAAGAGCGTGTTGACCTCGTGCGGGATTCCGAATACCTGGGCGGTGCCTCGGACGCCGAAGTTCGCGGCGTTTCTCGACAACGTGGTGCTGAGCCAAACGTGGCACTACGCGAAGGTCGTCCACGCGTCGGTGGTCGAACTGCCGAACGTGACCTATTACGCGCTCGGTCTGCACCCGCATCGTAAGCGCGACAAACTAACCGCTTAAATAAATCGAGACAATCAAACCGCTACCATCTACACTTATCTACAGCTGCGCGCATCCTGCCGCAGCCATAGGAGAGTGTGGAATGACAGTGAAGATCGTCGCCAACGACCACGGCAATCCGGTCGGCAAGCTGGCCGATGCGGAGTTGCACTTCGAGGACGGACCGCTCGCGGGGCTGAAGCTGATCGGGTTCAGCATCTGGGAACGGCGGGCAGCTGGCGGGCGCAACGTCACGTTTCCGGCGCGGCAGTATTCGGTGAACGGCGAGCGCCGCTCGTTCGCGCTGCTCCGGCCCATCGTGGACATCGACGCGCAGAACCGCATCCGCGAAGTGGTGCTCGACGCCTACGCGAAGTTCGAAGAGAACGCGGCGGTCGCGGAATGATGCTGCGAGAACTGACCGTGCACTATACGGTCAAGCACACGCCCGATGGCCCGGTCGCCATCGGGCGACAGGTCACGATGCCGAGCGCGGCCGCGGAACTGCTGCGGCCGGTGCTGGCGCATGAGCCCGGCGAGGTCTTCGGGATTCTCTGCCTGAGCATCAAGCGCACGGTGATCGCCTACCACGAAGTGAGCCGAGGCACGTTGAACGCGACGCTCGTCGATGGGCGCGCGGTCTTTCAGGCTGCGATCCTCGCGAACGCCGCGAGCATCATCCTGGCTCACGTACACCCGAGCGGCGACTCGTTCCCGAGCGCCGACGACCAGGCGCTGACCAAGCGGTTGATCGCTGGTGGGCAGCTGCTCGGTATCGAAGTGTCCGACCACATCATCATCGGCTCGGCCGGCGGCTACTTCAGCTTCAAGGAGGCGGGGTACCTGTGACGAAAACATCCAGACTGAACTCGGCGGCTCCGGACTTACTCGAAGCATGCCGATCGGCGCGACGCCTCCTAGTGACGATGATCGACCTCGGTCAAGCCACAGAGGACGAGAGGGCGCTGGCCGAACAACTGCGCGCAGCCATCGAGAAAGCCGAGCCCGATGGGAAGGAGAAATCGTGAGGTGGTTCAGCGTTGTGCAGATGCAGCCGAACGGCGAGCAGTTCGTGATCTTCGATGGCAAGACCACGAAGGACCTCGCCGTCGGCCGCGCGCGCATGTATGCGGACGCGACGACGGGTCCGCTGCGCGTGCTCGTGTTCCGTGGCAGCCGCGTCGGGCGGCTGGTCTTCACGCTCATACGGGAGGCCTGACCGATGGCGATTGAATTCAAGGTGTGGATCGTGGTCGAAGAGTACGACACGACACGCGAGTGCGGCGAAGACGTGGACCTGATGTTCGGGTCGAAGCGCACGTTCCGCAAGCTGCAACCGGCGGTGGACTTCGCGACCGCGTTGCAGGAGACGCCGGTCCTCGCCTGGCGAGGGCGCGGCCGCAAAGTGAAGGAGGTCTGACGTGCCTGAGTTTTTCGAAACGCGGATGGGGAAGCAATTCTATGACGGCACGATGCCGCGCATCGCGCGCGCGCTCGTGACGATTGCGGCGCGCATGGAGAACGACGACAGCAAGGCACTGGACCGCCTCGGCTCGCTGCTGGACAGCCAACAGTGGACCGCCGACACGCTCGACGCGGTGGCCGCGATTGTGCGGAGCACCGGCCGCGAGATTCGAGAGCCGAAGTGAAGCGACCGCAAGACCCGACGCGCTGTCCGCTGTGCGGCCGGCGCGCGCTGACGCTCGTGACCGATGGCCTGGTCGGTCGCGATGTCGTGCCGCCGTTTTTCACCGTGGGTCAATCACGCATCGAAACACGAATGGTCCCGGCGCCGTTCATCGCGTGTATGGCCTGCGACTACTGCGAGGAGGTTCGATGAACGTGTTGCTGTTACAGAGCGTGGACGGCCAGGAGCACGCGCGCGTGGTGCTGTATCCCGATGCCTGGACGATCGCTGCGGCACAGACGTTAGCTGTGGAAGCGTTCGACGCGGCTCAGCGGAGGCGCGGCGACGATTGGGACTGGCGAGACTGCGAACCGCAGTTGATCGCGCGCGGGTTCGTGGTGCCGCTTGTCACGCTCGGGCCGACGTGGGACCTCAATCGATCTGAACCGGAGGAACGATGAATCAACAGGAACGGCACGAAGCGGACGACCCGCACTGCACGTGCAACGATTGCATGGTGACATTCGAAGAGCGCCAGCTGCTCGCGGAGCGCGCGGCCGCGCATGGGCTCGTGGCCGCAGCGAAGGCCGCGCAGCTGCCGGCGTTGTACTCGACCGATGGACAAGGCGACGACGCGATCGCGCGGCTGAAGTTTTTTACGCCGTGGTCCAACTGGACCTGGTACGTGCTCGAGTTCGACGGTGACGACGAATGCTTCGGGCTCGTGCAGGGACACGAAGAGGAACTCGGATCTTTCAGCCTAGCGGAGATGGAAGCGGTGCGCGGCCAGTGGGGGCTCCGCATCGAACGCGATTTACACTTCGAGCCGCAGCCGCTCAGCAAGGTGCGGAAAAAATAGCAGGGAAGTGAGAAACCTAAGCAGCTGGCCAGGAGCGGAACCCGCCGCCGCCTCGCCAGCTGCCAGCCGCCGCCGCCAGCCGCCTCCTACCGCCGCCGCCGCCAGCTGCCAGCCGCCTCCTACCGCCGCCGCCGCCAGCTGCCAGCCGCCTCCTACCGCCGCCGCCGCCGCCAGCCTAGCAGCTGCCAGCCGCCTCCTACCGCCTCGCCAGCCGCTCTAGCAGCTGCCAGCCGCCGCCTCGCCAGCTGCCAGCCGCCGCCTCGCCAGCCGCCAGCCGCCGCCAGCCGCCGCCGCCGCCAGCCGCCTCCTACCGCCTCGCCAGCTGCCAGCCGCCGCCGCTCTAGCAGCTGCCAGCCGCCGCCTCGCCAGCCGCGCGAAACCGAGAAAAGGCTAACGTTTCCAGCCCAAAAAATAAATGCGGATCTGTGAAAAAGATTAGCGATTTCAGCCAAAAGACCCGCCGCCGCCAGAAAAGGCTAACGTTTCTACAATCTGACCGCTTGCTATTGCTTGTATATCAAACCGCTCTGAATTATCATTCTCATATCGAACGGGGCTGAGCAAGCAATCAAGCAAGCCGCCGCCGCTCGAAGGGGAAACGAAAATGACCAAAACCACCAGCCGCCGCCTCGCAACCATCCGCGCGTTTAAGGCCAGCCGCCGCGCGGCCGGGCTCAAGGCTTGGGCGACGATGCGCGCCGAAGCCGTCAGCCGCCGCCAGCGTCGCGCGGCGTTCAAGGCCTGGGCGACGATGCGCGCCGAAGCCGTCAGCCGCCGCCAGCGTCGCGCGGCGCTGAAGGCCTGGGACACCATCCGACACAACCGCCGCTCAGCCGCCGCGCGGATGGCTTGGGAAACCCGCCGCGCTGCGTAAGCAGCCGACAGGCCGAAACGCCAGCCGCCGAAGCTGGCGTAGCAGCGTAATCCGCTGCCTGACGAGGCCGATATTCTCGTGCAGTTTTTAGGAGACTCGACCGTGAAAAAAAAGACCGTCGCGCCGAAACCGCTAACACGTCCTACGCCAGCCGCGCGCGCGAAATTCCGCGCGGCCGAAGCAGCTGCAGTGCCAGCCGTGCAGCCGCCGCCGCCAGCCGTCCAGCCGCCAGCCGCCGCCGCTCCTGTGGCCGTTTCTGCCGAAGTAGCGGCGAAGCGTACCTCAGCCGCTAAGCAGGCCTGGGCAACCCGCCGAGCATTGAACCCTGAAAAGTTTCCAATGCCAGGCCAGCCGAAGACAGCACCCGCACCCGCTGTCCAGCCGCCGCCGCCAGCCGCCGCCTCGCGCAGCGTCGGCGATAACTTGCGAATCACCCGCAAGCCGAAACCCGCCGCCGTCCTGACCGCGCTGTCGTCCGCGCTCCGTCAGGCTAGCACCCGCACCCGCAGCGGCCGACGCTAACCCGCCTCCGCTCGGCTGGCAGGCCTTACCGCCTGCCAGCCGCCTCCTACCGCCTGCCAGCCGCCTCGCCAGCCGCCGCCAGCTGCCAGCCGCCGCCAGCTGCCAGCCGCCGCCAGCTGCCAGCCGCCTCCTACCGCCTGCCAGCCGCCTCGCCAGCCGCCACCAGCTGCCAGCCGCCGCCAGCT